CAGAGCTCGCTTTTGCTCTTACAAATGCCAAACAACCAGAGTGGTCTGCCCATTGGTAGCACCGAGATCCCACTCTGGTCCCCAGGTTGATTAGTGGAGATTAGACTTGTGCGAAGAGTTATTTCAGGTAGGCATACATGAGGTAATACCCTATCTGGCTCGATGTACATGAGCGATCGCAAATTTGATTCCGAAAGGTAGTTGAAGCTAATTAGCCCCGGAGCTTATTCAAACGTAATCTCTGCCTTAAATGGCCCCTTGAAGGTGAAATTCCATAAAGCCACATGTCATGGATTCTAGTGTTCAAATTGTTCAAGGAACTGGAGAAGACCAGTATAATAAATCAACTGGAGGGCACCAGTATAATAAACTTACCCCTCAGAAGCCTTTGATCTGTTTTGATGGAACTACCGTTGTTGAAGGTAGTGACCCTTTTCTTGACTTTTCACAACCTTTCAGGGTTAGGATCTATCCTGAAAGTGATGCCAGCCTTTTAAAAAGTGGCCTGCTGTGTTGTGCTTTTGATATGGACGTTGCCACTCTTCTTGACTGGAGAGAGTGTAGGATCTTACAAGGTGATTTTGATGCCCGAACTACCATGAAAAAGTTTTTCTTAGGACATTACATGGAGTTGGATCAACATATTCATTATTATGTTGGATACTATAATATCATTTGCGTCCCCATTACTTACACATTCCACCAAACGGTTCGTGCTTTCTCGAATCTTATTGGGAATGATGTCTTTTTCATTAGTAGACCTGATTATTATGTTGTAAATTCTTTGGAAGGATTACAAGATGATGACGCTCTATTTTATGTTTCCTTTCGAGATTGTTGTGGTGCTGATAATGACAACAATGATAATAATAACAATAATCGCCCCGAACGACATGTTCATTTTGAAGATCGTCGTGCTCCTAGACGAGACGAAGCTAGATACCAACCTAGACTTCGCCGAGGTAGAAATCAGAATATGAATGATATTGCCCGTATTGTCCAGGAACAATTAGCAATTGAAAGAGAGAGAATTGCTGAACCTGCCCCCGAGCCTGTTGAATTGAATGATAACCGTCGTGAAGAAATTGCAGAAAAGCTTGCTTTTACAGTTCACTTCACTAAAGATGATCATGGTAAGAAAAAGTTCTTGAGAAATCCCGATGATTATTTGTATGACTTCAGATGGATTGATGAAGAAATTGAAGATGCTTACTATTATTCTCATGCTTTGGCTCTGAGTCAGGCAGTGCCCTTAACTGCCTTTATTGCATTTTGTTATTATGTTTTAATGTTGTCAATTATCAATTGGAAACTTTTGTTGGTTGCTTTTATCCTTATCTATTGCTTTTGTTTAACATTCTTGTGTAGAATTGGCATTCCCAGAAGCCAAAAGGTTTATGGGAAGGTTCCGAGACATAAGGATGATGTTACAATTGAGAAATATGATGTCTTTGTTGAAGATCCTATTGACCATGATGTGGATAAGGATATCCGTCCCGAGATTCTGAATACAAAAATGAAGAATTCTAATTATGTTACTTTAAAATGTACTATTGTTCATACTTCAACTTTTTATCAGTATGATTCTGAGTTAGGTGATTATGTTGGACAAAATGGAGAAGAAGATGAAGATGGAATGAATGAACTTCCTCAAGTAGTTATTGATGAGGAATGTTTCAGGGTAAACAAGAAGCTCTTACAATCTCTCCTTATTTCAAAGATCAGTATTCCCTTGATGTTTAATGAAGAATCAGGCTGGAATTCGACCCTTTCCAACATTAATTCTGTAGCTAATTCCCTAGCTTATAATACTGATTCCAATAGTCCTATTAATAAGCATTATGAAGAATTGCATACAAAGAGACTTGCATCTTTGTATCATATACATATGAACTCTACTGCTGCTTATCAGACTGCTTCTTTTCAAAGCAGTCCCGTGAACGTCTTCGAATAATTAAATTTGGTTACCGACCTGGTCTTGTACCACTCCCTGAAATTGGACCTATTAAAAGTTCTTTACATTTCAGTGCGATCAGGTCGAAGGGTGATGATGTTCACCCGGTAGGAGTTTCATTAGGCCCCCATTTGGTTGGTGTTTCTTTACCCAAACCTGACCATTTTCAGAATCCAAAAATGTTAGCTCTTGGTGTTCAAAAGAGAGTTGGTTGTAAAACTCCCTTGGTTCAAGGTAACTTATTCTTAGAATTGAAAGCATTTACCAGGAAATTTGTTGAAGAAAATCTGAAACCGCTACCTAAAGATACTGATTTTTCAGTCGATACTTGGCTGAAAAATGCTCCTTATCCCGAGAAGCAAAAGAAAGTTCTTATGAAAGCATTCAGAGATAAACCTATCCCAACAAAGAAAGATTTTGAGTTGAAATTATTTATGAAAGAGGAAGAGTATGACTCTTTCAAACATGCCAGAAATATCTTTGCCCCTTCAAATAGAGCCAAATGTCATTTTGGACCCTATGCTGCCCAAATAGAGAAGGAGGTCTTTAAATTGCCCTGGTTTATCAAACATGTTCCCTTTGATAAACGAATAGATTATTTATCCCAATTAGTTAGAAATGACTTCTGTTATTATGAAACTGACTATAGTAGCTTTGAAGCGTCCTTTACAAAACAAGTGAGATCTATAGAAAATATTATGATAAAACATATGTTGAAATATAGTGCTCCCTTTATGACTTCGTCTTTCGAACATCTCTCGAAAACCAAATATTTTGTTAATAAAGATTTTCGAGGGTCTATTGATGCTTGTCGTATGTCTGGTGAGATGACGACTTCTCTCTGTAATGGTTTTACAAACCTGGTTGTCCTTTGTTTTGTTTTAGAAAAAGCTGGTATTGATTACCGTGATACGCCTATGGTATTCGAAGGAGATGATGGCCTTTTTGGAGTACCAAATGATGTTACCATAGATACCACTCTTTATGCTAGGTTGGGCTTTAATCTAAAATTTTGTAAATATTCCTCTATTGGAGAAGCTTCTTTTTGTGGCCTAACTTTTGACCCTTTGGGAAAAGCTATTATTTGTGACCCCTGTAAAGTGATTGCAAAATTTGGCTGGTCAAGCTCTAGTTATGTTAAGAGCAAGGATAATGTTTTAAAGATGTTATTGAGGATGAAATCTTTATCGTATATGGCTCAATATCAGAATTGTCCCATAGTTTCTGAGATGACTTATGCATATTGTCGCTTAACATCTGGCTTTAACTTAAACCGCCTTATGCAGCGGAACACTCGAATGGACGCTTACGAGTTGTATAAGATGAAATTAGTCTTGGACTTTCATGAAAATCAGCCTAAGTTCAAGTTTCTTCCTCCGCAAGTGGATTTAAACACCCGCCTGCTTATGGAAAAGAAATTTGGACTTTCAGTTGATTTACAATTAAAGTACGAGGCCTATTTTCGAAACCTTTCAAAAATTGAACCTATACCAAACTATTTTGAAACACCTGATGTTTGGAAACTTTATTCCGATCAATTTGTTCGGGAAGAAAATGTTAATAGTCCTTACATTAATTCCCTGTGTTTCGGGAATGATCATTTTGAATGTCATTCTCGCTATGCCCTGGTAAGACCTAAC